CCAAATTATAGTATGCCCATGTTCACGTGCAAACACAACTTGTTTGGCCATTAGGTCAACTGCTGTGGGCATGTATTCTATAAACACTTCAGAATAGGTTTTGCCTTGTTCTTTAGCATAAATTTCTACCCACATGTCTGTACTAACTATAGTTAACCCTAACGCCCAGTCTTGGTTTTTAACCCAAGTACTTTTTCCTGATGCAGGAACTCCGATAAGTTGATAACACGCTGGCATACTATTCCTTACATCGTTGGGCCGTTACCACTCTTAAATTCAATGCTACCGCCTTCTGCTTCGATACGTGCGATAACGTCTTCAAATAAGATAGGAGCAAAGTCTGGAGTTTGTTCCACGCAAACACAATGGTACCGAACATCGGGCTCATCGCTGTATAAAACTTCTCCAGTCCTAGCATCAACACCACGAGCTTTCTTCACACGATTTGCGTGAGTATGACCGTGAATGTTAGTACCAAAACGACCCATTGAGTCTGAGTGCAACGGGATATGACTTAAGATCATTCCGTTCATAACATGATATGCTCGTAATTCTCTAAAGTACATCCTATACTCGTCGTCTCTAAAGATGTCGTGGTTGCCGCGGATTAAGACCTTGTCACCGTTTAAACGGGCTAATGTCTTTAATGACTTGCGGTTGATAACAACGTCACCTAAATGGTAAACTTTGTCAGTGGGCTTTACCCGTTCGTTCCATGCCTTGACCATAGCTTCGTCCATTTCCTCAGCAGAGTCCCATGGGCGAAGTTTTGTAACACCATCGTTACGTGTGAAGCGGCAAACACCTGTGTGTCCAAAGTGTGTGTCGCTTACTAAAAATACACTAGGCATAATGCCCTCCTTTCTTTAATATGTTTCTTTTACAATATCAAACTCTTCTGCAGGCCATTTGGCTTTAAACTCATCTGACTTAACATATTCATTGTATGCCTTAGCATCAAAGAATATTTTGCTGAATACAGTTTTAAAAGTTCCTTTTGGGTTTATAGTCAAATAAACCGATTTTGCTTTGCCTGCCATATATGTCCTTTTGCTGTTTAAGTATATATTATACACTTGTAGCAGGATTCTGTCAACTGGCAAATGTGTTGTATTACTACAACAGATTAGTGGACTGATTCTTTAGCGTCTACAGTACACTCAATAACCCAATTTTCAAATTGAGTAAACTTGTTAACTTCTATACCTAATCCAACAGCTTCGTTTACAAAGTGTTGTAGCAATGCATTATACAATGCGTCAGGCATGGTATTTTTATCAAATTTAATTTTCATCACCAATTCTCTACACCTGAAATTTCAGTCTTGAACTCACCATCTAGGCCATTGATTTTAGTATGCACAATTAGACTAGTAACGCTACCGATACCACTGTGTTGATCTTGTAGCAACTCAAAAGACGTTGCTTCTGGAAATTTATCCATTGTGTCCAAAATCTTTACAACTTCTTCTCTACATAGATACATATTAATCTCCAATAGGTCTCATAGTTCGCCAATCATCAATGTTTGGCTTTTCGTCAGCATCGTACGTCCAACCCAATGCTTTCATCATACGATGCTTGACCAGCAGGTTAGGACTACGGAAACGCTCAGTGTCGTTGAAGCCCATCATGACTCCGAGCTCGCAAACCGCACCCGAACGACAAATGCCTGCAAAACAATGCACGACTACATCCATGCGGTTAGCCAATGCGTGTTGCAATAACCGAACAAGCTCTGCAGCCTGCTCTTGACTGCACTTCATTGCTTCTTCTAGAACTTCGTCTTTTTCTTCTACATCTAAAAATTCAAAACGATGAACTTCTTTGAACTGGTGTTTTGGTGTAGGAAACCAGCTAGCAGGATCCGAGATTTGGATCAGCATACTGTTCTCACCTACAGCGACATGGAATCCTTTTGGAATGTCATCCGCCGCACAATTTTGAATCCATGGCATTATGTTCTCTCCTTTTTAACGCGACCAATTCGGCTCGCTTTGTTCCAATCGTAGGCAATGCCATCAGGGCACACACCGTCTTTAACGCTGTCAACACCAAACATGCCTACGATTTCAAATTCGCTTCCTGTGATGCTGACAAAAGCATCTAGAGTCTTAGCATAGGCCATTGCCGCATCTAAGCTAGGAAATTCTGTTTCTATTTCTTTGTTTATTACTTTATACATGCTGTTATTATACTGTCAAAAGAAAACCCTGTCAACTGTTACATTGGCAGGGTTTAGGGGTGTTGTATTTCTACAACAGGTTACGCTAACTTGTAGCGATCAACCATTACAGTCTTAAGCATGATGCCTTCCGGAGTGAACTGTTCAACATCAGCGCCTAGCAAGCTAGCCATGATAGCTGGACTGAATCCACTAACAAGAGCGGCTCCACTCTTGTCTGACTTAACTGGAACGTTATCACTTGCGTTTAAGTTCCAGAAAACAACCTTAGGTACAGTGTATCCGGCTGCTTCGAACTTGCGTTCGATCATTTCCATTGCACTGTTGTCATGCTTGACACATTGGTCAAACTGCATGTCACTCAAGATCAATACCATTGCTGGCATATCACTTTGAGGAACTGCGCCCTTGACTGCCACATCAAGGATTCTGTTGAATGCTGCGTGGAGATTTGTACTCATATCCCAGCTGGACTTAACCATTTGGTTGATCTTCTGTACAATGTCTCCCTTCAAAGTCAACAGTTCGCTCTTTGAGCTGAATGTCAAGAATGTGTCCTTGAACGCACCCTTGTTCTTGTCAGCCAAGTACAAGCCAAGGCTAACTGCTACATCTAGGCAACTTGTGCTACCGCTCTTACCAGCTGGGCAACTCATAGAACCGCTTACGTCAACTAGAGGAAGGATACTTGCGTCTCCGACATAGTTTGGCAGTGCGTTCCACTGTGCTGTTACATGGTCCAATTCAGTCTTGTTCAAACTAACTTGGTAACCGTTGATAACACCCTTCAGGACATCATGTGGAAAGATCGCGTTTGCGTTGACCTTAACCCCAGGAGTGCCCTTAACTAGAGCAGCCACATATTCTGCAAACTTTGGAGTGTGACGTCCAAAAGCCTTCTTGTAGTTGCGAGCAGCTACCGATGGCACGTGACTGAAGTTGATGTTATCCCAGTCGCCGGCACACATCTGTGTTTCGACAACCTTAGTCATTGTCACCAAAGACTTACGGTATTGCTTAGGAGTCATTCCAAAGAATGCTCGTACTTCAGCAGCAATCTTACCCTTGCGAGGTGTCCACTTTGCAGCTAGACCGTTTTGTGCTCGAAGAGCATCGCCTAGCATAGTGTATGCTGCTGACTTTAGGTCAGGGTTTGTGAAGACAAAGATGTCATCCCAACGACCCACTTCAGGTACCTTCTTCAGCAAAGCCAAAGCGGCGTCTGGATCGTGCTTTTCTAGATGAACTAGAATATCACGGAACAGTTGACGTTCACCGGCACCACCACGGACATCACGTGCCCATTGTGCGATACGCAGTGCTACGTCAGAGTTTTCCACATAAGCGGCAGTAAATTCGCCTGTGATGTTCTTACCACGGCTTGCGCCGATCTTGTAGAACAGGTCAACTGTAGCCTTAGCTGTTGACTTACGTGCCTTCATGCCATTGGCAGTACGGGCTTCTTGATTTGCGATTGCGTTTACAAATGCGTTCATTTTAATTACCTTTACAGAATGTATTTTTCTTTATATGCGAAAAGTTAAAATTGCTGTTAACATTCTAAATTTAACAGGATGGCCGGAACCGTATTTTATTTTCTGCTTGCCTATTCCCCAGTATATCGGTTCAGTTCCGCAAGCCTAGCATACAATTCATGTTGCCTAGATTGTGTTGTGTCTGTACAATCATCATACAAAGTCTTTCCCTTGTGTCGTCTATTCCTTGAGCGTCTATTTCTAGTACAGTATTTCTACTGTGTCCTGCGACCACCTTCTATAGCAATTAGTTCAGCTTTATGTTTAAGTTGCTGTATCCATCCCAGGAAACATAACAGGATCGTTGTTGACTGCTTTTATTTTACACAGGCCATCACTCTGTGCTTGTTGGTCTATTTCAATAGCTACCTTCAACGTCTCTGGGCAAGCCCTTCAACTCCAGTAAACTACCATAGGGTCCAACGATTCATAGTATATGAATGTTGCTGTACCGATCCTAAAACTTTCTAGCTTGCATTACTGCTTGCTATGTATCTATTATAACAAAGTATTTGCTAGTTGTCAACTCTTTTTGGACTTTTCTGTTACCTTTTGTAAAGGTGCTTTGTTTAGCCAAAATTTTCGAGGTTGATTTTCAAAATGGACTTCGACAAATTCATTTCCGTCGATAGTCCGAACATTCGTAATATCATCGCAGATTACTACTTGATCATTACGCATGTTCTTCAGTCGAACGGGCTTGATATTATGTTTAATCATTACGTTCTCCTTAATTTTTTAAGTATACTGATTTTATTAACTTTAAGAACTCGTCGTCGTTTGATATAAAGTGCCACTCGCCGTCTGCGGAATAGCAGACATGCTTTACAGTACCATCGTTAACCGATTCTGTTGCCCAATCAATAACTTTTTTATCTACGGGCTTTCCGGCACTCAATATTGACATATATCTATAACTTTCTAGTTTCCTATAGGTTATCATGATGCCACTTAAATTTGGTTTAAGCCACTCGGGTATATTTTTATTCAGTTTCCAAGTGCATTGAAATCCCACACATGGATCTTTGGGTCTAACATTGTAGATTCCACAACCTTTTTTATCTATAAACTTACAAGGCTGTCCCGGATAAAATGCATAACCAAATGCTGTTCCCGTTAGCCAGCCCTCGCAACATTTGGTGCAACCGTCGCATGACCTAGGATTGAATTCTATTGTTGAAGTTGTCATAATTATATTTGGTACCTGGTCACGGTTTCGAACCGCGGACCTTCGCCGTGTAAAGGCGTTGCTCTACCCCTGAGCTAACCAGGCATTCCTATCAGGAAATCTCTTTACCTGACAAATCTACTTTGCCAGTTTCGTAAAGTTCTTTTCGATGCTCAAATTCATCTTCATTCAGTCCATGCCATCCAATGCAGTAGCCAGTTGGGCTACGACCGCATCCGCACCGCCCAAATTGTTCTGTGTTTTCTTTAACTCGTACTTGCATATTACTTTCCTTAAATGGTTGCGGGGGCCGGATTCGAACCGACGACCTTCAGCTTATGAGACTGACGAAATGCCAACTTTTCCACCCCGCTATAATTTTAATAGTTTATCAATATAATTTATCAAAAACACTGATGCAGCCTTAGACATTTGATTTAGTGAAAATTCCTCACTCCATGAGTTTTCTTTATTAAACGTGTTAGGGTTTAATCCTAACTGTAATAAGCTCATTATTTTCCAACTGCCGTACCTAGAGTTAGATGTTCCTAATTGTTTTTCTAATTTGTCCTGTAGCCTGCCTGCCGTACTTGAGTTAAAATTACTATTTTCCCACCATGTTGGGTTATTAGGCTTTGGGAAAGTATACCCAAATTTGGCGGCGTCTCTTTCAAATTCACTTTTATTATTATCAAGCTGACTTAGATGATTCAACCCTAAAGTTTGAAAAGCTACGTGAAACATATTATTGTCTGTAAACCAAGCCGCGGCATCAATTAATGTATCTTCGGTGTCCTCAGGTAAACCTACAATAAAACTTAGTGATTGATGTATTTCATTATTCCAAATATCGTGATACAATTTTGGGATATATTCTTTTGCACGTCTTTGGCTCCAGCCTTTTCCTACAGCATGAGCACCTGGCCCAAAACTTTCAATACCGTGATATGCAGTATATAATCCAGCCTCTTTTAGCATAATAGGTACATCTGGAAATTTATCTAATAAATCGGCTCTTAGATATGCGGTATACTTAATTTTAAAAGGCAATGACGTTACCATTGCGTGCCATGCTTTCATTTTTATTTCAGTGTCATTAAATGTATCGCATATAACGTAATAGTTGGTAATACCCCAATTGTTATAGTTAATCATAAGACTTTCTTTAATTAACTCAAAATCTCTTAGATAATCTAATTTGCCGCGGCCGAGCATTAAATGGTTGCAAAATTTACATTTAAAAATACACCCTCTACTAATTTCAATTGGTAAAGTTTCGTTAGGCATAATACAATCATCTTCGACAAAATTAAAATCGTCGCGTTCAATATTAAAATT